TTTCTCCCTCTTTCTTCTTATCTGAATTGATTTCTATATCAACGATATTCTTTAATTCATCATTAAAATTTATGATGTGTTCATTCAATATCAAAGGCATAAAATCGATTGTTTTAACTATGGCTGTTATATCTTCTTTCATAACTTCATAATTGATTAACATATCTTTAACCTTTGATATATTGTCATTCTTCATATTGTAGTTAAGAGCTCGTGTTATGTTGGTAATGCCTTTAACATGCTCTCTTAATTCTTCAATTTCGCTTTGTGTTTGTTCATTCATTCTTATTCAATTCCTACTAACTTTCTCCCTATATATAATACGCTGACTTCACTTATAAGGTTGTTGTGGTGTATAGTGTGTTATAAGATAGTCTCTAAATGCAGTATGACAGTATCTTGAATGAATTTGTTTTTATATACATATATATACTGGTCTTTGTGTGCCAGTTTATTTTTCCCCCGTGTGGGAGAACTTTTCGAAATTCCTACGTGTAAAAAGGGTAATCTATGGAAAGGTTTATTAACCAGTATGCTTTTTTGTTCTTTATGACAGAACGTGAACCTAAAACTAATCCTTTTGTTCTTTTTATGAGTAGGCTTAGTGCTTATGAAGTGGTTAATTATGTTTTTATGTCCTTTAGTATCCTCTGTGTTCTGGGTATTTCTGGTTTGGCTATTATGTTCGTTGCTTGGCATGGGGATTGGATTCTGATTACTCTCTGTGCGATAGTTTGTGCGGTGGACATAGGGGTTTCTTTGCCTCTTATCTATGCTTATTTCAAGGAACAGAGAAACAACATTAAGGCTTTGCGTTCTTATTATGAAAAAAAGAAGATGACTTAAAATGGTTGAACTTGCAGAAGAAAAAGGTTTTTTCCAATGTCCGAAATGTGATAGTAAATCTACTCTTAGTAGAAGAAATATTAGGTTAGGGCAACGTTGTTCCAACTGTGGGACTCTCATGGAAAGAAAGTTTGAAGAAGATGTTAAGGCTGAACCAACTACTTTAGTGGTTGAAGAGCCAGTTAAAATGCCCGAAAGGAGTGTAGAAGATGACATTAAACTCGTTGAGGAAAGAAAAGAAGAAACTGAAAAGAGAGCTGAGGCTGTACAAGAAGTACAGAAGGAAACAGTTGAGGAAGGAAAAGATGATAGATTGGAAGACACTGAGAAGGATAGGGGAACTCCAGATGCAACTGAGCCAACAGAAAGCAGTGATAAAGTTACAGAAGAAAAGGTGGAAATAGTTGAAGAAGAAAAACCCCAAGAGAAAGAAGTGCAACCCGTTGCAGAACCTCAAGTACTTGTGGAAGACGTTAAAGTCCCTAAAACAATTGCAGAACTCGAACAGATAGTAGAGAAAGACACCGAAACTGTAGATATAGAAGCTGAAGCCAAAAAACTTGTTGAAGAAACAAAAAAGAAAGTATCTATTAATACCGTAGGTGCATCTGACGTTAAAGAGATTGAAGAAGTAATTGAAGAAATAAAAGAAGAAGAAACTGGGTGATTAGATGTCTGTACTTAAAGAAGACCCTATGCTTAAACCACTCTCGGCTATTATGCAAAAGGAGTTTAATAGCTTAACTACCAAAGAGGTTGAACTCGCTGTTAATTATATTGCTAAATTAGGCAAAGCTATGGTCGCCCCAAAAAGACTTGCTATTGAGAAGATTAAAAAACTTAAAGGGCAGACCAAGACAGAAAATTGGCTACAATATGAAAGAGCTTACTATGCTGACCCAGTTGTCTTTAGAGGTGTAAATGTTATAGCACATATGGTTGTTAGTTATGGATTTTTCTTTGGTTATCTATTTAAGAATAAAAAACTCTCTAAAAAACAAAAAACAAGATTAGAGATGATGTCTGACTGGGCAAGTTATGTCAATCTTCACGATGTTTTTATTGCAGCTGTTATAGATATGCTTATCTTTGGTAATGCTTTTATTGAAAAAATTTACGATGAAGGTGGATTTGATGATGACCGTTGGGGCATTAAAGAACTAAAAATTGTTCACCCAGCAACCATGTACATCGAAAGAGATGAGTCTGGAGACGTTCTTGCTTATTGGCAAAGACTTACAACTATGGGCAGTACCTATGGTACTACTTTAGAGACTATGGCTTTTAAACCCCAAGAAAATGATATTAAGATTTATCCAGAACATATGATACATCTGGACTGGAACAACTTTACTAATCATACTTATGGTACTAGCTCACTTATGCCTCTTATAGATACTATTAATATCAAATTAGGTATGAAAGAAGATATGGCTTATCTTATCCAAAGATGGGCAGAACCCTTTATTGCTTGGTTAGTAGGTAATGAGAACTATCAATCAATCTCACCAAATCATATTAATCTTGTCAAACAGATTTTAGAGACACAAGCAGCTGATAAAAATGTAGCACTTCCGTGGTACGTTGAACCCCATCCTATTGTTGTAGGTAATGAAACAATGGATATGTCTAAGTATCTTGAATTTGCTAATAGTGAATTGCTTAAAGGTTTAGGTATCCCCGAACTTATTTTAGGAAGTTCAAGTGGTGGAAGAGAAGCTGGTGCTGAGGCACGTATGGAAAGTTTTGTGAGATTACTCAAAACCTTTCAAAGTTCTTTATCTAATGTATTTAGAAAAGAATGTCTTGCTGACCTTATCTATTACCCAAATCCAGACAGAGAATCAGCTGACAAAGCTGGGAGATATAGGTCAAAACTTAACCTTTATATCCCCCCAAGCAGATGGGAAAATGTTCCTACAACTAAATGGAGATTAATTGAGAGCATCTCAGATTTAAGATTACGTTTAGAAGCTTTAGTTAATGCTGGTATATTAGCTGTTAAAGAGGGAAGAGTTGAATTAGGCTATGCTGAATTATTAAATCCAGAAGAACTTAACCCAGCAAATCTCGACAAACTTGCAAGTGCAGATGAAAGAAAGGCTAACTCTGAAAGAGTTAAAGAAGAGACTAAAAACCCCAAGAAGTTTCAGTCAGCTCCAGCTTCACCGTTTGGAGCTAAACCAGCTGCTAAAGGTGGGGCTAAACCTTCTACTTCTTCACCTACCAAGAAAAGTCCTAAACCATCGAGTGTGAAAAAATAATGAAAGAAGAAAGAATTAAAGAGATTGAAGATTTTTTCAAGGTTATGAAAGAACAAGAATGGTACAAAGAATTTAAGGAAATTTTAGATAGATTTAATGAAGCACTTAAATACTTTAATGCACCAAAACTAATACCTATAACTTATGTAGACAACAAAACAGAACCGACATGTGAGCATGTTTGGGTTTTAGATAATTCAAGTACATCTGGAAATACCTTTAGATGTATTAAATGTCCAGCATATAAACATGACCCCGTATATGACCCCAATTTTTGGTTTGAATATTCTTATAGTACATACATGTTAGGGTGTTGAGATGAATAGAAAAGCACACATCATTGGTGGAACTGTTACTTGGTCTATAGCCATGATAATAAGTTATTTTGTATTTGATTTGCCTATGAAGACTAATTCTATGTGGATAATATTATCGTTATTCATCTGTCAGTTGGGAGCTCAGATGTCTGACTACGATGTTATATGGAAAAAAATACTCCCTCATAGAAACATCATAACCCATTCCTTTTTCTTACCAGCGTTATCCGTTTTGCCTATTTATTTTGTTGTAGATAGTACAAATATGCTTTTACCTCTTTATGCTTTTTTCCTTTTTGGTTATGCATCACATCTCATACTTGATTTACATGTTAAGGGGTGGCAAGGGACTGCTTGTATAAGGGTTTTTTGGAAGAACAGAGATGGCTCAAAGTCTATGGGTGGAACGAAATCTTTTATATGGTTACTTACCAATGGTTTAATATTAATTGCTGGTGGTATCATTATCATGTTTTACTTTAGCGTTTGGATATAAAAACAAGCGAAACGTTTAAATATGAATTACAATAATTGTATTTTGAATAAACATGAAGCCTTATAAAATAGAGTTTAAGGAAAGAATTTCTTTAAGTCTAACTGAAGAAACTGAAGACAGTATTGTTATTACTGGTCTTGCTGTTTCTGATAAAATTAATACAAGGTACATGAAATTTACTGATAAAGCTCTTGACATGGCTTCTATTCCAAAAAATTGGCAAGGAGCTAAAACTTTAGTCGACCACGAATATCGTTCTTTTGATATAGTAGGTCAAGTAACAGCTTTTGATAGAGTAAATGATGGAGTAAGTTTTGCTTTAGACATCAACCCACATCATCCTTCTAAAGTTCATATACAAGTGAAAAGAAGAGATATTGATGGTGTAAGTGTAGGTGGAGAAGCTCAAAGTGTAACTTGTTCTCTTTGTAATAACGAAGTTAGAGCAGTTGAATGTGACCATTATCTCGGAAACGAGTATGAGGGTAAAACTGCTATAGGCTTAATAAATGACTTCAAACTTAAGGAGCTTAGTCTAACTGGTTTTCCAGCTGATGATAATGCTAAGATAACTGGTTTTTATGATGTTGCTCAAAGTATCAATGATGAGAAGAAAACTCGTATCGAAAAAGATACACCAAATAATGATGTTGATGTGACTGTTAAGATAGATATTGATACTGCTGAATTAGAGCAAAAAATAGAAGAAAGTTCCGAAAGGTTTATAAATCCTAAAATAGAAGATAGAAGTGACTTAAAAATGACTGACGATAATCCTAAAAAAGAAGAGATAACTATTGTCGAAAATGAGAAGATACAAATTCTTGAATCGGCACTTGAAAAATTCTCTAAGGAAAATGCTGAGCTTTCTCAGTATGTTACTCAGAAAAAAACTGAGGAAAAGGAAAGCAAAATAGCTAAAATAATGGAGTTGTCTGACATGGCAAAAGAAAAACTTGACTCATTTTCAGATGAATCACTTGATGCAACACTGCTTACTTTATCAAAAGTCAAACAACCAAAAGTGGATAACAAGCCTAAAGGTTCTCACACAAGAGTACCTATGATTAGTTTAGAACAAGCTGATGCTAAGTCTAAAAAAGAGCTTGTAAGACAATTATTTGGGTTTGACAGTCCAAGTGAATCTGCTGTTAAAAAAGTAGAGCAAATGAGAAAAAGACCTAATTTTATGATTGGGGAAATTGTCATAGGAGAAAAAGGTGAAGAATGATGAGTATATACACAAGTTCAATACCAGCCCTTACAACTGTTGTTTATAAACGTGGACCACAATATGGGGGACACATAGCAACTACAAGTACTCAAATTAATGCTGGGTTAATTGTATGTGGAACAGCCTTCCAAAATGTTTTAGATTTAAATACTCCCGTATTAGTAACTTCAGAGCATATTAATCCAGAGCATACAATCTCTGTTTTAGCAGCTGCTGACGTAACATCAGAAACTATTCTGAAATTTACTACGTTAAGCGGAGATGCACAAGATGTTAGTGGAACTGGAGCTTTAGAAGCACTCATAATCTTAGGTATAGCTACAAGCACAATACCAATAGACTATGGAGACAGATGGACTGACACAGTAGATGCAACAAATTATGGTTATAATGCCATTTATGGAGCTCAAGATATAAGAAAAGCTTCTTATGTTAGAGAAGGAATGATTTGGATACCATTCGAAGGTGCAACATTACCAGCAATTGGTGTAGGAGTAGTTCCTTCAGCAACAACAGATGGATATGTAGCATTAGGAACTGACAGAATTGCAGAAATTACCATCGGTATCACAGTAGGTACTAGATATGATGGGACTAATAGACATGTTTTGGTGATATTAACACCAGATGCGTGGTAAGGTGAAATGAAATGTACAGTAACAACGAAAAAAGATACATCCTTGAGCAAATGATTAGTGTAGGAGACTTCTCACTGTTTGTTCCAGAGGTAATTAACGAAGCAATCATGACTTACTACGAACCAGAACTTAAAGGTCGTTCAGTAACAAATGTATTCCAAGCAACAAGCCCAATCATCTCATGGTTAGATGAAAGAGGTCTTGACGCAGCTATCTTAGGTGAAGGTGAAGAACCACCAAGAAACAGACTTAGATACAGTAAAAGAACATTAAGAATGCTCAAAATAGGAGCTGCATTAGAGTTCTCAAACGAAGTTATCGAAGACACTGCACTTGATTTAGTAGCAAGACACATTGCAAGAACTACACAAGCTATTGCAAGAAAAGAAAATCAATACATCTTTAGTGTTCTCGCTGGTGGAGTAGCTGATGGAAGCGTACCATTCAAAACTGGAGAAAAATATGCTTCACATATTATTGAAGCAGATATAGGTTCAAAATGGACACCAGATTTAGCTGATATAACTCATGAAAAGATTCAAGTATGCTTACAAGTTTTAGAAGACGAAGGATTTAATCCAGACACTGTTATGATGCACCCAAGCCAATTTACACAGATACAAAAATTACAACAATTCCAAACCACAGACGGTTATTGGAGTAATGTGATTACACCTCTGGGTCAAAAAATGCTTGAAGGTGAAAGAGCTCCATTCGGACTCTCAAGATACAATGTTGTGGTTGATGCTTCAATACCTAATGATGAAATGATTTTCATGCAAAAAGGTGAGTATTCTGCTTTCTACGAACTTAGACCTCTTGGTATCAATGAAATACCAGACAATCTGAGAGATATGAGAACATTTACTATGTTCGAAAGAGTAGGCTGTGCGGTTATTAGACCAGCTGCAGCTGTGAAACTTGACGGACTTACAGTAACTGACCCAACAGACTTCCAAACATAAGTTAGTTAAACTAACTTTCCTCTTTTATTTTTTTATACCAATAGAAACCCTTTTATATTTTTGTTTTATTATATTAATCATGCCAAGATTTTGTGATTGTTATGATTCTATTACAAATAGGACTGACCCCAGTTGTCCAAGATGTGGTAATAGACCCTCTTTAACTTTTAGACGTGAACACGTTGAGAGTCTTCATGTATCAAGAACAGATGGAAATAGTTTTGCTGTTGTAACACTTAATAATGGAACAAGCTATAGTGGTGTATTTGTTGATAGTGATACTGAAAGTATTACCATACGACCAGATGAAAGTACTCAACGAGAGATAAATGTTTTAAGGGCGAGTGGTGGATTACCAGAAGGAACAAGAGAAAGAGCAAATTATGGTAGAGTTACCCTTAATAACCAAGTTATGGGGATAGCAACAGATGTTAGAATTGATATTGGAGACATGCCTATAGGAAGAGTTGTAGGAGTTAATGAAGAAGATAGAACATATACAGCAGAAATAAATGTGCCTACAGCTCTTAGGTTTACAAGCGATACCTATAGAATTTATTATAAAGAGTTTGGTAAAGAGGAACAAAAATATGGTGGAACGAAACATATTGGATATGACCATTGGTTAGACTTTTTAGAAGGAATAAAAGAACATAAAAACAAAGGTCATAAGATAGTTAACCTATATTCTAACAAACAACATGTCACTGATGATAAAAAAGAAAGATTACTTAAACTCATTTGAGGGTTCTAATTTAAGCAAGTTTTGTTGTCTTAATCTTTCACGTATGGCAATTGTTGTAGCTATTTTTTTCTTGTCTTTTGGCACTTCTTGATTATATTTGATTATTGCATCAGTAAGTATGTCATCAGACCAAGTTCTTAATTCAACTTCAGTTATTTTTTCTTTGATAAGATTTTGTAATATGTCTGTAATCTTGCTTGTCATACCTATCATATTAATGTAGGTAATAGCTTATAAAAACTTTTTTAAGTAAAATTTACCAAAAAACTTATATACACTCAAAACGAAACAAATAGTAGTAATAAAGATTGATGATATAAAATGGCTTCAACAGTAAAATTTTACATAAACACCTCAGCTTCAACTACGCCAAGTACTACAGAATGTACAGCTAGTGATGCTTTTGCATTCACTGGAACTGGTGGAGTGAGTGGTGGTGTCGCTGGAAACGAACAAGCCCCAGCAGATAACTATATAGTTGTTAATGAATTCTGGATAAACGAAGGTGGGTCTGGAGCTCAATGTGGAAGATATGAAGGTGGTGGAAGCGTAGGTGTATATGATGCATCTCCAGCTTGGACATTAACTAATGATGATTATCTATTCATTGAAATAACTGTAACTTCTGAAAGTGCAGCTGGAAAATGGACTTTCTGGAACACAAGCAGTCATGCAGCTACAACTGGAGAACCCTTACAAGACGTAGACTTTGACGCAACAACAGTTTGTTGGATAAGAGCAGAAGAGACAGCCAACAATGTAACAATGGCACTTGCAAGTGATGACAGTACATCTGCTGGTTATAAAGCACAAACAGACAAAACAGCCACATACCAAATATTTGGTGCTGGAAGTATGATTACCTTCAGTGGTGCGGTAACAGCTAATAACTGTAATAGAATGGTATTACATGCGTTCTTACCTCACAATGCAACTGGTGGGGCAAAAGCTTGGGTTGGAAGTTACTATAACTATACTACCTAACGAAAGGTTTAAATTCTCGAAATGTTAATATAAATTATCATAGGGGGAAACAACATGGGATGGATAGCAAGATTATCTGACGGTAACACCATAAAGGAAAAAGACTTCTTAGCTGAGGGTAAAAAGTTTCAACATTTACCACATAAATTAGTTAAGTCTATACAAGTTCCATTTATTGGTAATTATGTTACCGTTACAAGAGCAAATGATACACAAAGACTTTGCCAACTTAAGATACAAAGAACAACAACTGGTTCTGATAGGCTTCCAGAAGGACACCCATTAAAAAGTAACCCCCATATAATCACACTCATCTTTTGTGTTTATAACACTAAGGGAGATATTGTAGGTTGGGCTTTAGATTATGAACATAATAAGATAATGCCTTATCGTGATTGTACAGATGATTTAATACCAAATTTTGAGCATTTTGACCTCAATTTAGATAGTATAATAGATGAAGAACCAGAAACATTTATTTATACTATGAGACGTGATGAGGTTGACTTTAGCATTCAATGAAGATTATTTTACGACAAACATAAATGGGATGAGAGATTATAAAGACTTTCCCCATTTCTTAAAAAGAGCAAACTTTATCAAAGAAATTTTAAAAGCAGAAAAAGTAATTGTTCTTGGTGGAGCTTATAGTTTCTTAACTAAACATCTACTTGACTTAGGTGTTCATTCTGTTACCATAGATAAAAGTGATTATGCTTATCAACAAAAAGTTGTTTTTGATGAGAACCATATAAAGAACGATATAATTAATTTACCTAAATATACTATTTTTCAAGAAGCTGATTGGATTGTTTCTTGGAATGTTTTAGATAGTGTATCTGGTGATAGTGAATCAAAACAGATTGCTAATATTCTAAATCAATTTCAAGGCAAACAATTACACGTCATTTGTATGACTGATGAATCATATGAAGAGCAAGGCTATTTTATAAGAACCCCAGCCTATTGGTATGAGCTTTATCCTACTATTTGTTTGGTCAATTATGATACAGATATTATTACTCATAAACCTATAGGATATGAATTTGTTGAAAAAGTTCCATTAAGTTGGAGAAAGGTGGCTGACTAATGGGTTTAGTTCATCAAACAACCAACAGAATTGCTGATGGAGCTGTTAGTTGGCAAGCTGATTGTGGTAATGATGTAGTCGATTGGGTTAAAGCTAATCCTATCGTTTTAGCTCTTTGGGTTGAAGAAACAGCTGCTCATGGTAGTAGTGCTTGGAACACTATGCCTTCTTATCGTTTAGATGGTGCTGGTGGATGGACACAGATAACAATTGCTACAGCTGTTAAATCTGTTGATGTTAGTGGTCTAACAGAAGGCGACCCAGTGGGGACAACTTCTGCTTGTTTTACTTCAACTGCAAATGTAGAAGACGAAAATGCTGTAATAGGTCTCAGTGTAGGTTATGGTACTTTTGCTGAAATACAATTTGGTTTGGATGTCTCAGCTGTAGGCGATGGTGTTTTAATAGAGTTTAGTGGAGATGGTGGAACAACCATTTGTACTGGTTCTATAACTTTATCTGCTGGTCAAACAGAAAGTATATTTGATACAGATTTTGAATTAACAGTACAAACAGAAGCTATAGTAGATACAGATTTCGAGCTTACAGTAGACGCTTTAACAATAGTTGATACAGACTTCGAACTTACTGTTCAGACAGAGACAATAACAGATACAGATTTTGAATTAACAGTAGACGCTTTAGCTATAACTGATACAGACTTCGAACTGAACGTTACAGCAAATGAAACAGAAACAATATTTGATACAGATTTTGAACTTACTGTACAAACTGAAACTATAGTAGATACTGATTTCGAATTGACTGTGCAAACTGAAGCAATCGTTGATACAGATTTTGAATTGACTGTTGATGCTTTGGTAATAATAGATACAGATTTCGAGCTGACTGTAGATGCCTTAACGATTATAGATACAGACTTTGAATTAGATGTTGCTTCTTATACTATCTTTGATACAGACTTCGAGCTTACAGTTCAGACAGAAACAATCACTGATACAGATTTTGAACTTAATGTTGTTGGGATTACAGAGACAATAACAGATACAGACTTCGAATTAACAGTTCAAACAGAGACAACAACAGATACAGACTTCGAATTAACAGTACAAACTGAAACAATTACTGACACAGATTTCGAATTGACTGTAGAACATGAAACAATTTTCGATACAGATTTCGAATTAACAGTTCAAACAGAGGCTATCTTTGATACAGATTTCGAATTAGGTGTTGATGCTTTAGCTATAACTGACACAGATTTCGAGTTAAATGTACAAGCCTTAACAATCTTTGACACAGCTTTCGAACTTAATGTTGTTGGAATTACAGAGACAATAATAGATACAGATTTCGAGCTTACAGTTGATGCTTTAACAATATTCGATACAGACTTTGAACTCACAGTCCAAAGAGAAACTATTGTAGATACAGATTTTGAATTAACAGTAGATGCCTTAGTAATAGTTGATACAGACTTCGAATTGAATGTTACAGCAAATCAAATTGAAACAATATTCGACACAAATTTCGAGTTAAATGTTATTGTAGAAACAGAGACAATATTCGATACCGACTTTGAATTGACTGTACAGACAGAAAATATAACAGACACAGACTTCGAACTTACAGTTCAAAGAGAAACTATTTTTGATACAAACTTTTATATACAAGTTCAAACAGAGACTATAATAGATACAGACTTCGAATTAAACGTTATATCTTTGATTGAAACAATCTTTGATACAGATTTCGAGTTAAGCATTGAAGCATTAACGATAACTGATACTGATTTCGAACTTAATGTTGAAGGTCAAGAAATAAGTTTACCGATAATAAGTTTAAGAGAAACATCAAACCCATATGACGAATTAACTGGATTAGACTTTGGAAATATTAGTGCAGAAGGAACAAGTTCTCCACTAAGCTTTAGGGTTTATAATAACTTCAGCGACTTTGCTAATATATGGGCAGTCGATGAATTTAAAGTTGGTTTATCATTATTCGATAAAACAGAGATAATAACTGTGTTAAGAAAAGAGCTGGAAACAGATATAGTGACTAAAGGTATATTCCAGATAAAATGCGTTTGGTCAGCAGAGATAAAAGCAAATCCAGCTGTAGATTGGGAAGAATTAAAAATGGGATTTGATAGCTTTGGAAATATAGTTGGATATTATAGTGATGTAGAATTTGATTATATCTCTGGGGTCTCACCAAACAATTATAATGAGTATCAGATAAGACTTGTTAATTTCCCAGATTTAGATGTACTTAAAGAAGAATATACAATTCAAATGACTGTGGGTTGGGAAGTAGATAAAGGAGAAGAAGTGATTTAAAATGGCTGAAGCAGATATAGATGCAATAAGAGGAATTCTTGGAGAGATAGGAAGAGAGCAACATCTTGTAGAAGAAGATGAGATACAGATAGCTGTTTCAGATAGTACTATCTATGCCGATTACCAAGAGATAGTAGAAGTGGGTGGAGTATGGTTATCAAGCGACCCAGACAAAAGTGGTACGAATTTTTATCTTGGTGGTACATTTGATAAGAAAAGTGGTATAATAACTTTAGGAAGTCCAGTAAACCCAAGTGATGAAGTGATTGTATTATATGCAAGAAAACACGGTTTAACCGATGCTGAGATACAAATACATTATGATGCAGCTAAGATTTATGTTTCATATTTATTACATTATGATGATTATATATTTGATGACCCAATAGAAAGTTTAGACATACTTGCAAGATATACTGCCTATAATGTAGCAGTTTATTATTGTGTCATAACAATGAACATGGGTAATCTTATCATGTCTGGTTTCAATTATCGTATGGAAGAATTTGAAATACAAACAAAGCTTTGGGGAGAAGGTATGATTGCTCAAGAACTCTTTGGAATGGTTAGAGCAAGAGTTGAAGATTTAATAAAAAGATTAGCAGATAAGTCTGGAGTAGTATTAGCAACTGGAAGAGGATATACTTATCTTTCTGGTTATCCATTACATAATAATACTGTGAGAAGATTATTCTCAAGAACATCAGACTTTCATTCTGGGTGATTTAAATGAGTGTAGAATCAATAGGAATTGGAAACCCTTACTTACCTATGATTGGTCATAGACAGTTTGAAGAAGCTGTCAGACACATAGGTACTAAAAAACTTATTCATAGAAAGGTTGATGATGTTATTTGTCCTACATGTTTCGATGTCCTTACTAAACAATCAGACCCCAATTGTACGGTGTGTAACGGTTTAGGGAGAACCCAAACACAAACAAAAGTGGAAGGGATAGTTAGACACAGACCACCTCATGGTATGTATGGAGCTGGTCACGTTTTAACTGTTGCTGGAGAAAATGAGAGAGCTGACATGATGTTATATGCTCATCGTAGATATAAAGATAGGATAATCATGGGAGATTTTATTCTTTATGATGGTTATGAATATAGAGTCATGAGCAGTGTTCCAAGAAGAGGTTCAAGAAACAGAATTATTTATATGTTCTATGAATTATTCAAAACAGTTAGGGATATAACATCATGAAAAACGATGGTTTAATACAAGTAGAATTTTGGGATGCTGGAAGTAAAAGATTAGAGAATTCTATCAAGTCTTATATCACTGGTATTGTCAGAGGAAAACTTAAAACAATCGTTAAACAATATCGTGTTTCTTCTCGTATAAAATCAGCTGTTTTAAATGATTGTGTAGGAGAATATGTTACAGCACTCAGTGTATATTCTTATACAGATGCTAATCTCAAAAGAAAAAGAATAACCTATTTGCTTATGAAGGCAAGAGGAAGAGACCCTAACCCAGAAGGTTCATTTAATAAGACTGATGCTATGTCTTGGGCTGAGTCTTCTACTGAATTAACAGATAAAGAGATAAAGACTGGATGTGATACTGGTCGTAAAACATTATCTGGTGAAAACCAACAACATGTATGTGGATTTAGTTTTGATATAAGTCTTACTGTAAGAAATAAAGTGTTAGTTAATCTTGAATATGGGAAAACTTCTTGGTGGGGAGAAACAGAAAATATAAAAAGATTATTATTTCATGAGGCAAATGAGGGTTATATGTTTAATAGAATAAGTCTTCAAGAACGTGATGAAATAATTAGTTTTGCTGACGAGATGACAGACCAAGATAAAAAAGGAAGAAATAGACCATATTTAAAGATGGCTGTAAGTACTGCAAGAGAAAAATATGGAGAAAAATGGGTTAACTTAATAAATGAAGAAGTTAAACAACTAATATATAGTAGGTATAATGTAAAAAAAGCACGTCTTACAATACCGTCAAATATGACTCATATAAAAGTTAAAGGTGATATATTCTAATGTCTAAACCTATAGAAACATCGGTGGATTATAATACTAAGGCTGGTTTCTTAACAAGAAGCGGTATTAAAGGTGTATCTAAAGGAGACGGTGGAGCTATTGATACGCTTATGAATAACGTTATTTATTACCTTCAAAACGAGTTTGGTTTGATAGAATATTCTACAGAAGCTGGAGAAGCAGTGAGTTTTTATTCTTATTTTCCATTTGAAGATACTGTGATTCCTTCTGTTGTTTTAGAACCAACAAACAGTAAATTAGATATTAATTGGGTTGGTGGAGTAGGATTTGTTCAAGAAGGATTGCCTAAATATACTGTTAGAGGGGAAGTTGATATAACTTTTGATATTATGGCAAGAAATGAAAGAGAAAAATATTCTATTAGTGGAACATTACTTAATGTACTATTCAGAGGAATGTTCGATAACAAACTAAGTAAAAGTGGTATAAAACACATTAAATTTAAAAGAAGCATTAATAGAGGTTTTGACCAAGCAGACAGAGTTTTACAATTTCATTCTCATGGTATATCATCTGATTTGCTCTTTAGAGAACTTGTTACCTTTACGTTTATCTTTGACTGGATTATAACTTATCCAACAGAAACTTACAATGAAAACTTTATTAAAGAAATAGATTCTTCTATAGATGAAGCAACTTTAACTATTACTACGGACACGAAATGGTTGCCTATTACATTTACATTTACTTAAAAAGAAGCGTAAAGTTTATAAAGGTAGATTGATAACTTTCTTTTGATTAAAAATGACACAGTTAGAATCTGACGTATTCACTAACATTGATACGAGTGGTTACAATCCTACAGCTACTTCAGCTGGTGGAGAGATTGGCTTACTGGGACATGCGGTTCTTGGTTATGACCCTACTAATACTTATGTTATTCAAGCACAATTAGCTACATCACCAACAGTTACTTATGTTGATGATGGAAAAAGTTGGATAGCAACTGGTATTGGTGGAGATTGGTCTACATTTGCAATTGACGATGTTTGTACAATTCATTGGGATTTTGAAACAAACGACCCAGCAGACGCTGTTTGGTCTAATGTTGTACCAACAAGTGGAGAGACAGCTTGGGATGTAGCTCTTAAAGCAGTGTGGGAATTCACAGCTGCATGGGCAGAATCTACAAACCCAGAGCATAGTTACTATTGGAAAACTGATAGAAAAGGAAGAATCTTAACTATTACAAATAATAACTTTCCTCTTTTCGTTTCGACATATTGTAACATATCAGCTGTCACTTGGGCAGACCAAGTCGCTGATGCAACAGATGTTGATAATGGTACTGCTTCTTATGACACTTCAAATAGTCTTATAAGAGCTCTTGAGTTAATCTTCTATGCAAATGGTAATGCTGTTGTAAGAGTTGCTGTTCTTGATGCCGATGATGACAGTGATGCAGAATCAACACCAGATACTGG